TTGCATGTAAGTCTCGAGAGATTTAAAGGTGGTTATCTCTGTGTAAAAATCACCGTATTCATTTGATGAGTATTCGAATGGATACGCGAATTTCTTTAATTCGCTAGTCTTTATTGACTATAAACAAATTATGCTTATTATGATCACAATGCAGTGATGCTCTCAGACTAGGGGAGATCTCTAACTCTAACCTAGCTGTAATTGAAGGTATCTCTTGTTAATGAAAGTATGGTGGTCGTTAGCTCCTTAGATTTAAACCAATTGTAGTCTTGTTTACAGAGGTAAATGGGTGCTGGAGTGGGATCCAGTGGGAGAACCTGTAGTAGCCAAACTGTAAATGCATCTTGGGGTATTTGATGATCGTAGGCTTATACTCTGGACGTTGCCGTGCTGTTGGGTTGGCATTAGTAATGGGCTTATTCACTACATAAAGTATGAAACCTTTGTTAGCATTATGTCTCGACTATTATTTGTAATTTTGAGTCTTACAGGTGAAAATCCTGAGTCTGCCTTAATTGGAGATAAGACTAGAGACGCTAATAAAGGAAAGTAAGAAATCAGTGGATAGGAACATCGGAGGCTAGTAAAGTTGGATTTGAATACATATGATTAGTTATTGAGGAGAACTGGATAGAAAATAAACTGGGTGGCTGTTTGTTAAAAGTTGTCTCGGAAAGATGAGAGCGGGGTCAGCTTAATCAACCTATTGTAACAATACATTCTGTTACGTACGCCCGTGACCTAAATCTCCCAGTGTATTTGTTTAGTACTCAAGATATTTTAATTATTCTTTTGCAAGCGATTTCCAATCTAATTTTGTATTATTGTATTTATTATTATTTTGGAACGTTTATTGTACTTTATTATTATATGGTATCTACAGCTTTTATGATTTTTTATTTTAAAGTTATTTCAATCACAGAGATATTAGTTCGGACATCAATGATTATGACTTTCTTTGTGAGTCCTTATATACCTTTAATATTTAGTCTGATTGCGGATGCCGTTTCTATTTTGTATTATGCTGGACTAGTTGTTCAAAAGAGAGTTCCAGCGGATGAAATTAGAGCTCAAATGGGAAGAGATCCTGGAGGTTTTCAAGAAAGACATCCTACTATGACGAGAGTTGGATCTGGAATGATTTATTTCTTTATATTAATAACTCTTATAAATTTGACTATTACAGTAGGATCAGGTTCTGTGGCTCTTATTTATCATGGTTTTAAAGCTATAACTAAAAGATTGAAAAGGCATAATGAACAAAATTCACCAGGATTTGACTTTTCAGATAGTGAATGGGAATTAGTTATGAAAGATGCTCGTTGTAAGAAAATGATTAAAGATGGTCTTATGACTCAAGAAGAAATAGCTTTTATTAGAGCTCATCCTTTAGCCTGGATGGTTAAGGGTGATATGGTTGAAATTGAACGTATTGCAAGATTAGAAGCTAATGTTGAAAGATTGGACAAGAGAACTAGTACTGTAGAATATCAAAATATGAATGTTCTAGAAAAGATGGCCCAAATGGGAGTTAAAATTCAAAATTTTGATAAATTGAAGAAGAAATTTGAGGATGAGAATAATAATAACAAGTCTAAAATTGAAGAAGTTTTCGAACATCCTCTTAGATCTGACAAGGAGGAAATTGAACCTCAAATGGCCCCTGCTGATGAATTTTTAGTTCCAAAAAGCAATGAAGAGGATTTACCTCCTATTAATGAAGGAAAAGAGGAATTGCCTCTTCCCAAAAGTGAGGATGAATATATGGAGGAAGCTGATAAAATTACAAAATCAACTCCGGTTCAAGAGAGACAATATTCTTATAAGGAAGAAACCATGAGTTTTAGTGAGATTGCCTCAAGAGATGGCTGGACCACAATGGGTAGTCCAATATCAAAATCCTGTGAAGATTTCGTCTGTGTTTGTTGTATTTTTGTTAAAGAAGGAGCCATTTTAACAGAAACTATTGAAGGTCTTGAAAGAGCTTATAAAGGAAATGAGAATTTTATTCTCGCCTGTGTTATCAAAGATAAGAGTATTAGAGTTTATTCAGAAACTATTAAAGGAAAAATGAAAAATGAAACTTATCACAAGATTCCTACTAAACAAAAAGTGAACTACATTATAGATCTTATCTTTTATTATTTATTTACGGTTCCTTGGTTCTATATTAAGGATTTTTGGAAAAGTGCTTATGCAAAGCAAGATAGGAAAGTAGTTAAAGAAGTCGTTGCTCGAGTTACTAGTTCTGTAGCTTCAATGGCTATCTATAATTACATTAAAGGTATTGATTTCTCTGGTATTGATTATATAGCAGAAAGAATGGCAAGAGAATCAGTTAGATTAGTGTCACTTATTTACGCTTGTATTATGGCACATACTAATGGAGAAATAGTTAATAACATGATTGGTTATTTAGCTGGTTTTTCTATTTCTGACATGAAAAAATGTTCAAGGTTGTTCTCCTATTTAGGAGGCCTGGCAATGAGACTGAAGACGCACGTTTTAGCATGGCTTGGAAAGAAGAAAACCATAGTTGATGGTAATGTTGTAGAGGGACCTATAGCTCAAGGAAAAGAAGAGGATAAGTCGGACAATGTTGTTGGTGAGGCTTATGGAGCTTTATGGAAAATATTTCAGAATCTTACAGGAAAGAAGGCTCAAATAACTCAACATGAGGTTAAACAGATGCAAAATATGCATTCTACCTTTGTTTTAGTTAAAGACACAGAACAGGCACTTACTTGGTTAACTAATTTTATTACTTCTGTTTATGAGTCCTTTTATAATAAATATTCTGCTATACCACTTAGATTCAAGATTGAAGCAGAATTAAAAGAATCCATAAGACATTGGTGTGAAAGAGCGGATAGAATATTTACAGATTATTATAAACAGAGTCTCTCACTAAATGTCGTTCTTTGTTCGGAAGTTGTACATGTTTATAAAAAAGGACAAAGATTGCAAATTTTATTGATGGAAGCCGGTGCGAATGAAAGAAATTTTCCAACTTTCTTCTCTTTAATGGTTGCTCTTAGTAAAATACAACAAGAAGCAAATTCAGCGCTTATTAGTTCAGCTTCTAGAAAGAGACCAGTTCATGTATGGCTCTGTGGTGATAGTCATGTCGGTAAGAGTCATTTATCTAAAATTATTTGTATGGATATTATGAGACATAGAGGAATGGGAGAAAATGCGAATCAGATCTATCTTAGGGATGCTAGTGATCAGTATTGGAGTGGTTATACACATCCAGTTGGACCCTATTTTGTTGTAGTAGATGATGCCTTTCAATTAGCCAACAAAGAATTTGCTAATCTACAGGCCCTAGAAATTCTTAATATGGTAAATACTCAGACCTGGCCCTTAAATATGGCTAATTTACCAGATAAAGGAAATACTTTCTTTAATAGTTCTTGTCTTATTACTACTACAAATCTTGTGGATGGTATGCCTTTAACTGATTTTAGAAATATTGAAGCTATTTTGAACAGAAGAGATATTATTGTTAAAGTAGAACTCAATCAAAATCATATTTCTAAAGGAATAGATGATAGGGAGCGCTATAAATTTAGTGTACTGGATAGAAATGGTAAAGGAAGTGGTTATTATGTTGATTATCCAGTTGTTATTCTCAATATCTGTGCTTTATTGGAGAAAAGAGAAAGGGCGGAAAATATTTTATGGCAATCTTTAATTAATGATAAAAGAGAATATGTAAAGGAATATCTTGAAGCTGGAAAAGGAAAAGGATTTGTTAATATTACGGCTTATGATAAAGATATGCCTGTTGGCGGAGATTTAAAATTGCCTTTAGAAATTGGAATGGTTAAGAAGGACCCTACTTGGATTAAAGATGAAGCTTCAAACTTGGTAGTTGCTCAAGGGAAAGAAGAAGAAATTGTTCTAACTGAAAAAGGTGTGAATAATGTTATGAATTTAAGAATGGCAATGTCTACAGATCCTACTCATAGTGTGCTCAAAACAGAATTCTTAACTACGGTACCTATGTTTGATGATTTTAGTGATGTGGATGGATTTGAACTATCAAAAGTGTATGATAGATATGCAGATAAACATACTCGTACTATAATTCAATTTGTTAACTTGATTGATTGGAGTGATCCGTTTACACAAGAACTTATCAATTATAATGATTTAGCTCATAGGAGATTAGAATATATTAATAATGCAGATAGAAAGAAATGGAGAGAACATATGGAAGAATTAAATAGTAATTTATCAACTCTTCGTTTAAAATTTGGATGTCGACAATTTAAAGAACAAATAATGTCTGAGCTTAAGAGACTTAAATCTGGTCTTGCAAAATTTAAGAGTGAACATCCAATATTATTTTATATGGGGATTGGTACATTGGCTTTAACAGCGTTAACAGCTGGCGGGATGTTCATGTACAATTTCCTTAAATCAAAAAAGAAAATTGAAGATGAGATTGTTCCTCAATCAGTAGAAGAAATGAAGCAGAGACAGAGTCCCGTCAAAAAGACAACTGCTGTTCAACACAAAATGATGACTGCTGCGCCTGTTAGACACTATGCAGTCAAGCAAGGAGGACCTCCTTCTAAAGATGTAACTCAGATGGTGGTGGATTTATTTGCACAAAGCGTTGGTATGTTGCATCTTATGAACTCAAAGGATGAATTTACTTATGGTGTTTGCGTATTTGCTATGGGAGGAAGAGAATTTGTAACAGCTGATCATTTTATACATTTATTAACAGATGATCCACTTAATTATATGGAATTTATATTTCCTCGAGGATCATTTAAAGTTAGACAAAATCAAATTAATACAGTGAGCTTAGAATTAACTGATATTGCTCATATTTTTGTGTTAGATAAAACTGTTCAAGAATTTAAAGAAATGTCTCACCATTTACAAACTAATGAGGATTTATCGAGACAAATCTATAATAGTACTATAGTTTTAGTACCCAGGAAAGATTCTGGAACTCAAGTGATTTATTCTCCAAAGACATATTATGATCAAGAATTGGAGTATCCAGATAAAAATGGTGGAAAAATAAGAGTTTATTCATGCATTCGAGTTGAAATATCCACCTTTTTAGGAATGTGTGCTTCTCCTTATTTGTCTACTGATACTACAAGACAAAGAAAATTGTTGGGATTTCATGTCGCAGGTTCTCAGAAAGAAGGATGGGGTGCTTTGTATACTCAGGAAATGGAAGAACAAGTTCGAGCAGAACATGCAAAATGGCTTAAAGAACATGAATCTAAGATAGTTCCTCAAATGTTTAAGAATTTAAAGATGGTTCCTGAAGAAAGAATAATGAATGAGAGAATTATAGAAAGGCTTTTCAAAGATAAATGGATTGTAACTGATGAAGAAGAATTGAAGAAAATAAAGCCTACAGTTACTTTAGGACCTGGTCAATATCTGGTTGGTATACTGGATAAAAAGAAAATAAATAGATTGCCAACTGAATCAAGAATACAAGAATCGTTATTTTATCCTGTGTTTGAATGGGACAGAGTTAAATATTTTCCTACACAACATCCAGCTAGATTGGGCAAATTTGATAAAGATGGTGAAACAGTATCTCCTCTACAAGGAATTATTACTAGATCTGCTATAGAGGATGTAGAGGATGGATGGGACTTGGAGCTTATTGAAGATATTGCAAGATTTTATTATCAAAGATATAAATTTGAAGATCATTATATTTATGATCAAGATTTTACCATGAATGAAATTATTGCTGGAAGGAGAGAATGGAAGAAGTCAGCACCTATGAATACTAAGAGTTCAATGGGTCTTCCAGCTGTTGTTGATTTTAGAGATATGTGTGGAAAATCTGGAAAAAGGAATTTCATGAGGGTTGAAATGGATGGTACAGTATTTGTGCACCCTCAATTTATAGAGTATTTTGATGAGATGTTGGAGTTCTTTATTGATCCAGAAAATGCTACTCCTCCTATTTTATTAGTTAGCATTTTTTTAAAGGATGAGCTTAGACCTAATGATAGAGTGGACGTTGGGAAAACCAGAGGAATTCAGATGATGTCAGCTGCTTATCAAGCCGTGTTTAGATATCTATTTGCAGGATGGATGGAGATGTACATGGAAAATACTGATAATTTGGATTCAGTTTTTGGAATAGATGTTCATAGTATAGACTGGACTGCATTAGTAAGAAAGATGAACTTTTTAAGAGGGTGGAAGCCTTGTGATGGAGATTTATCTGGTTTTGATTATCATCAATATAGAGCTTTCCAATTGAAACTACATTCAAACATTTATAAATGGTATGAAGAAAGACATGAAAAACGTTTGATGGAAAATGCCATGTTTGAATCAACTTGGGAAGGAGGATACAGACCTAAACAATTTTATGGAACTGGATGGAAGGCGTGGGAGACTAAACTTATGAGAGCTCGTTATAATTGTTTATGTATACTGACCAGTAGTATAAGAGTTGCAGGAAATGTTTTATTTATTATGAATCATGGAAATATTACTGGGGAGCCCATAACTGCTCAAGCTAATGGAGAAACTAATCAAATGGAAAATGATTATGCTATAATTATGTACTGGAGGGATAAAGGAAGAGATATGAGTGTTTATGAAATACATAATCATTTTGCTCGTAGTACAGCTGGAGATGACTTGCTTCATGCTGTCGATCCACTTGATCCTATAGTGGACAATCTTATTTTATCAGAAGCTTTGCCGAGGTATTCAAGAATAGGATATACTAGTACAGGGAAAGGAGATGTTTATGATCAATTTCAAACTTTAGAGACCTGTACGATATTAAAAAGACGCTTTAGAAAGGAGGGATCTTACTGGGTTGCACCTCTTCAATTAGATGTTGTTTTAAATATGCTAATGTTTAAATTAGAAGGAGAGGATCCAGTTTTAGACTTACAAAGAAGAATATTTAATGTTCTTACTGAAGCTTTTTATCATGGCCCTGATATTTATCAGAAAATTGAGAAAGAGATTAGGGCAGCTTCTCATAAAATAGGAATTAAATTTAATATTCCAGATTACAAATTTGCTAAAAACTCTTGGAATAGAACTGTTTATCATGGTGGTGCTAATTTTGTTTCAAATTTGGAAGTTCAACCTCAGAGTGGAAAAGCACCTTTAGAGTCACAGAATGAGAACCCAAATGTAACCCAAGTGGCTCTTACTAAAAATGAGGATTCAATTGAACCAAATAAAACTGAAAAGACAGATTTGAATCCAACCCAAGATGATAATCCTTATGATCCTCTTGGTGTAGAGAAGATGTTATCCAGAGAATATCCAGTGACAGTACAATGGACTGGTGCTCAAACTTTTGCTCAAAGTGTATTTGATATGCAATTTCCGAAAGATCTTATAGATCTCTCTGAGAATATTGCTGAAAAATTGGGAAAAACTACATTTTTTAGAGCTGATATACATTGTAGAGTTATTTTAAATGGTAATCCTCAACTTACAGGTTGTTTATTGATAAGTCGATTACCTTGTTGTGCTGAAGCCACAGATGATGATCCATTTTCAAATATATGGCTTCAATGTTGTTGTGATACAGATATTCTCAATGCGAATACAAATGAAGGAGTGGAATTTTCAGTTCCTTGGTCTGCTCCCTATAGTTATTATGATTTAACTAATCCTCAACTCTTTGGTCTTATAGGAAGAATAGTAGCAAGAGTTGGTATACCTTTACGCTCTTCAGCTTGTGATGCGGAACCATCTATAGATGTAACATTCCAATTAAGCTTTAGAAATGTTGTTGTTGCTGGACCCAACTTAGCTTCATATGTTCCAGCTTGGTATACACAAAATGTTAAAAATCCACTTGTTAAAGTAGCTAGAGAGAAAGTTATTAAAAGGAGACTTGATTCTATGAAAATTCAGCCTCAAATGATGCAAGTGGTGGCAGGTGCTGCTCAGAATTTCTTAGATAAAGAACAAGACTCTGCCTCAAAAGGGAAAGTAGATGAATTCCTTGATAAAGTTGCTTATGTGACTGCGCCCTTAATGAAATATCCTGTTATATCTAAAATTTCATCTAAACTCCATCCAGCTGCTGAAGGTTTAAGAAGAATAGCTAGAAGCTTTGGCTTTAGTAAACCAACCACTCTTGAGCCTCCTAAAGAAATACTTAAAGGCTTAATTCAGAATCCAAATCCAGGAGATGGAGTTTTTATTGGTCAAAAGATAGCTTTGGATCCTAGAAATAGAATTGCAAATGATCCAAATATATTTTCAGAGAAAGTTGATTATGCCCTTTTTGAAAATTACAAGTTATTGCCAGCTCTTATTAAAACTTTCTCATATAATGCAGCTACAGCTACAGAGGCAATAGTTGCAACAATCAAGTTGGCTCCTACAACTTGTCATACTGATACAATAACTGGAGGTATAAGAATGTTCCCAACTCCATTGTATGGTATGTCTTATGGTTTTAGATACTGGCGAGGTGGTCTTAAATTCTATTTTGTTCTTGCTAGTTCAACTCTACAAACTAGTCGTACTAGATTTTCATATTTTCCACCTGGAGTTGTGGTTCCTGCTACTTTAGGTTCAGAAGCTGGTGACATTTATACAAAAGTTGTTGATGTCATTGGTACTACTGTAGTTAAAATTACAATTCCCTACCTCAATACTCTGTATTACTGTCAGATTGTCCCAGATGGTACAAAAACCTATGGCTATAATGCTGAACAGGCCTTTAATACAGATATTGGAACTTTAGTAATTTCTATAGTTAATAAAGTTGCTCAAGGTACATGTGAGGGTTCAACGACTGTTACTGGATTAGTATTCATGTCAGGTGCAGAAGACTTTCAAGTTGCAGTGCCCAGAGAAGGTTGGCCTCATGCTCAGGCTGTTGCGCAAGGCGGCGAGCAGGGAAGAAATATGACTAATTTAAGATGCATATTTAGGGAGCCCTTTGAACCTATTATTAATTGTAAAATGGTTTTCCATCCTAACCTTATACAGGGAGAGGTGGTATCATCATTTTATAGTTTGTGTAAAAGATTTTCTTTTTATACAGATTTTCCTACTGTGGCCTCTAGAAATACTTATTTCGCAGTAGATCCTAAGAATGTTTTGGTAGCCCAGAGATGCCAAAGAATACAGATGTGGGTAGATGGCCTTTTCCACATGAATAGAGGAAGCACAAGATGGCTAATTATGCCTTACTATAATAATTTAGAAAATGAATTTGATTTTAGATATCATATCTATGCAAGAGGTGCTCCTCGAGTTGCGCTACAATTAATCGGTGGCACTTTTACTCAGCCTGCTCTTGAGTGGCCCTTAAATACCGATGATCCGCAAGCTTTTCAAAATAGAGGCTTTTTAGTTGCTGATAGCTTGCAAAGACGTGCTCTAGAAGTAGAATTGCCCTTTTATGATGTGGTTCCAATGAGACTTCCTCGATTTCCAGATGGTACTAGTTTCTTTGACAATGATGAAAATTTGTTACAAATTAACGTCATTATGCAGTGTACTAACAATATGGGAACGGAAGTTAAATTTCAAGTACTTCGCTCTATAGGAGAGGATTATTCCTGGGGACATCCTAGAGCTCCTTATATGATTGATTGGCTCTTCAATCCTGAAGTTTCTTATAAACTTCCAAAAGAGGTTCCTAAGAACTCAAAAGAGCTTCGAGAGGTAGACACTCGAATTAAAAGTCTATTCCGTGTAGAATAAACTACCTGATTAAATTTGGTTTGGAAAGCGTTCCATTATAAACGTCATTTTTTGAATACAAAAATAAATAAATTAAATGTAGAACTGTCTAAGATTAACAAGCAGTTGCTGCG